ATAACATTGACATTACCTTCAACACCATCAGTTGGTCATGAATTTTGGATTGTTGATGCAGATATTAATTTCGGTACAAACAATTGCACATTATCCAGAAACGGAAGTAATATAGAAGGTTCTGCAACTGATTATGTATTAAATTCAGATCGGGCAGACGTTCATGTTGTTTATGTTGGTTCTACTATTGGTTGGAGGGTATTAACTTAATGAGAGCAAATAGTTTAGATATACAAACCTTAGAAATAGATGGTCAGGGGGCGTCTGGTGGTAGCAATCCTAATATTATAATTAATGGTGGAATGACTGTATGGCAGAGGGGAACTAATAAAGTAAATCCTGATTCTTCTTCTGAATATAATACAGTTGATAGATGGCGTATCCGTCGAGCTAATTGGCGTGCTTTAACTGTTGGTTATTCTACCTCTTATGCTCCACCAGGATCAGAGAGAGCGGTTTATGCATTAAGACCAAGTGGAGACACATATACAAATGATGAAATAGTTATTGTTCAACAAATTGAATCTATCAATGTATTACCTATGAGAGGGAAAAAAATAACAATATCTTTTTATTTTTCACAAAATGCAGCAGCCATGGCAGCGTCAGCAAACAGGGAGATAAACATTGTATCTGGAACTGGAGCAGATGAATCTATTAATTCTACTACTCTGGCCTTTACTGGAGCAACAACTCTACTTAATCAATCAATAACTCCTACTTCAGCAGATACACCAGAATATTTTGAATATACTACAGATATTGCTGTTCCAAATAATGCATCAGAGTTAGCAGTTCAGTTTAGGATCAATCCTTTAGCAACAGCGTCTAGTGATGAGATTAGTAGACTTGGACAAGTGAAATTGGAAATCGGAGAAGCGGCTACACCGTATATAGAAAGGCCAATATCTGAAGAAGAGCTTTTATGTTTTCGTTATGCATGGTATTGGGCCGTACCACCATGGACAGCACTAGGGCCTGTTCGATGTTCATCAGGTTCAACCGCAATGCCTCAATCTCCAAGAATGTTTCCTGTTCCAATGAGGGTTACACCAACATTAATACATAATTCGTCTGGTTCAGTAAAATATGTTAAAACTGATACTCAAGCGGGCACTGATGGAACTGCTGGAGGAATTACTTCAGGTGGTGGTACCATACATTTTATACTAACTGAAACTGTTGGTGGTGTAAATGGGGATACTTATATAGCATTGACCAATACACCAGGACAGAATTTACTATTTGACGCTGAATTATAATATTTTTAATAATTTAAGGAGTATATAAATGGAAGCTGAAGGTTTAGAGATAAAAACATTAGAAGTTGATGGAAAAACTGCATCAGGAGGTAGTAATCCGAACCTGTTAATTAATGGTAATTTTGATATATGGCAGCGTGGGACCTCCACAACGTCAAACGGGTATCTTGCTGATAGATTTAATTTTACAAGTTATAATGGTTTTACACATACTCAATCAAGGCAAACATTTACAGTCGGTCAAACTGATGTTCTGAATAATCCGACTTACTATCATAGAACTATTTGTGCAGGAACTCCTGCAACAGATGCTTATGGGGTTATATTCTACTTTGTAGAAGACGTTAGAACCATGTCTGGAGAAACTATAACTATTTCTTTTAATGCAAAAGCTGACAGTAATAAAGATATAGCTTTAAGGCCTGTACAATTATTTGGATCTGGAGGTAGTAGTGCAGTATCATTGGATGCACAACAAGTTTCATTGACCACATCTTGGAATACTTTTGAATTGACGTTTAATCTTCCAAGTATATCCGGTAAAACTATTGGTACATCTTCATCTTTAAGGTTTGATATTGCATATGTAGCTAATGGTACATATCAAACAGTTTATGGAATAACAAATCAGTCAGGTACGTTTGATATTGCTCAAGTTAAATTAGAAGAAGGTTCTGTAGCAACCCCATTTGTGGCAAGACCGATTGCCGAAGAATTGGCGCTTTGCCAGCGGTATTACTGGCAAAACCCTGCTACTATTTATGGTACAATCTATGCTTCTGATTCCATGATATTTGCACCATTTCCTGTAACTATGAGAACTACTCCAACTATTGATGTAACAATAAGGGGTACCGTGACTGCAACTTATGTTGATATGTACAAGGTGCAATTGAAAGATGGAGATTACACAGAGACTTATGTATTATCTGGTGACTTAAAAGTTGACGCTGAATTATAAAATACAGTTAGAACATATTAATAAATCAAAGGAGTAATAAAAGATGGCATCAAAATATAAAATTGCGGGCGATGGCATAAAAGATACTGAAACTGGAGCATTTATTCCAAATGCATCTGGAAACAGACATTGGCAAGAATACCAAACATGGCTTGCTGATAGTACGAGTAATATACCTGACCCTGAATTTACAGAACAAGAATTAGAAGATCAGGCATGGGCATCATTGAGAGCAGAAAGAGATTCCTTATTAACTAAAACTGACTTTATGATGACTCAAGATTATTATGCATCTATGACAAGCCAAGAACAAACAGATGTAACTGCATATAGATCAGATTTGAGAGATTTACCTGGAGATACAGTAGATCCAACAGATCCAACTTGGCCAACAAAACCACAGATTGTAATTGATAATGGTATTTAAGGAGTAGCCATATGGTAAAATATTATAGTGATCAAGCCCCATTAAGAAATAATAAAAATTTTATAATCAATGGTAACATGGAAATATGGCAGAGAGGGACCGGTCCGTTTACAACAAGTGGGGATTATACTGCTGATAGATGGAGATATACAGAATCTTCATCAGGATCTTATTCTATATCAAGATCAACCGATGTTCCAAGTGGAATTAATGCAAACTATTCAGCAGAAGCAACTGTTGTGACTGCAGATACATCCGTTGATTCTGGTGACTGGTTAATACCTTTTCATTATACTATTGAAGGCGTTGATTTTTTACCATTGGTTGGGAAAACTGCAACTTTATCGTTTTGGGTGAAGTCTAATCTAACAGGAACATACTCTGTTTCATTCAGAAATAGTGGTGCTGATAGAAGTTATGTCATAGACTATACTATAGATCAGGCAAATACATGGGAAAGAAAAATTTTAACAATTACATTTGATTTTTCTGGAGGTACATGGACTTATGACACTGGAGATGCTGGATGTAATATATATTTTACTGCGCTTGTTGGAAGTGACAGACAAGGTGTTCCGGGTTCATGGTTAAGTAGTAATTGTTTGGGTTCTGTAAATCAAGTGAATTGGGCAGCTACTGTTTCTAATACATTAAATTTAACACACGTTCAACTTGAATTTGGCAATGTTGCTACAGATTTTGATTATAGAATTTATTCAGATGAATTAGCCAGATGTCAAAGATATTATTATAATTGTGCTAACGATGATCTTAATAAAGTATCATTTGATGGTTCAACTAGTGGTCAAACTTATTATGGAAGTGGTCAATTTCCATGTAAAATGGCAGTACAACCAACAATTACTGTAACAGGCACAAGTGAATCGGGTGCAGGATTTAATGGTATAGGAACTGGAGATATAACAGTAGATAATATATCTGTTCAGGGGTTTAGAAATCGGTGTACCGCTGTAGCTACTGATGCTGGAAATAATAGCTATGGGTTTTCATATACTGCTGATGGAGAATTAATATAAACTTTTAGAACAAATAAATAATACAATTTATTTAAGGAGATTTTAAAATGGCTAACAAAAAAATTGATCAATTGAGTGAAGTAACAACTCTTGCTGCTGACGATCTGTTGATTACATATGACATATCTGAACCAGGAACTGAAAAAACAAAAAAAATTACAGCAGATAATGCTCTTGGAACTAGAGCCAATTTAACCGTTTCAGAGAGATTGGTTATACCAACAGATGAACCAAGCACTCTTGTTGATGGAGCAATTTGGTTGACATAAAAAGAAAGGTATAAAATCGAATGAAGAAAATTTGTATTCATCTTATGAATATAGGTGATTATTTTCCTGAACTAACTGAACTTACATTACCAACAATAGAAGCATTTGCAAAAAGAATTAAAGCAGATGTAAAAATCATCAAAGAACGAAAGATGTCAAGTGATAATGTATTAGTAGAAAAACTTCAGGTATATGAAAATGGTAAAGGATA